GTAAATTCACTGAGGAGAAACAGTAATGGGCAGAAACTGGAATGGCAGTTGTGAAGATTGGTTGCATGGTGATGAACCTCACGGTTTTGATTTACCAGATGCAGATGATTACCCGCCAATGGAGCAATGGGAGATTGATGAGGCTAAGGCTGAGATATTGGCAGATGACGAACGTATAGAGGAGAAATTAAAATGATGTTATTCGGTAGAATGCTAAGTGTTGAGTTAATTAACGGTTGCGGTTTATTTCTGGAGTTTGCCGACAGTAGAGCAGTGTGGGTGTATAACAGAGAGACTGAGCAGACTGAGGCTATGCCCTTTGAAGGGATATTGTTACATCTACCCTTTGTATTGGTTAGCTATGGCAGGGTATATGAGGAGGTGCTGTAGTGGCTAAAATACACCAACCATGTCCAGACTGTGGCAGCAGTGATGCGCTACAGATCAACGACAACGGCAGTACATTCTGTCACAGTTGTCATAAATACACGCCCAGTAGTCAGGTTAGGGAGGAGACTTGGGAGATAGCAGTGCCAGTGTCTACTGAGCCGAAGGCTAAACCAGACTTTAGTGCAGTAGAGAGAACACTAACGACAGGAAACTATCAAGCCATTGTCGATAGAGGTTTAACCACCGCCACCGCCAAAACCTACGGAATCCTGGATCAGGCTGATAGAACCTATTTTGCCTACCATGACCCGTCAGATGCTAATGTGCCTATTGCGGCAAAGATCAGACTGCCCGACAAAAACTTCTACAATGTTGGTAACTGGGCAGGTACTGGTCTATTCGGTCAACAGCTATTCAATGGCGGTGCTAAGTACATCACCATCTGTGAAGGTGAGTTTGATGCCGCAGCCGCATATCAGATGCAAGGTAGTAAGTACCCATGCGTCAGTGTCAGGAATGGTGCAGGAGGTGCGCTCAAAGACTGCAAAGCCGCATACGAATATCTGGATAGCTTTGATGCCATTGTCATATGCTTTGATGCAGATGAGGCAGGTACAAAGGCCGCGAGAGAGGTTGCAGAGTTGTTTGGCGGTAAGAGTGCCATAGTCAAACATACCAACGGCCATAAAGACGCTTGCGACTACCTGAAGGCCAACGACACCAGAGAATTCATTGCCGCATTCTGGGCTGCTGAGAAGTTTGTGCCAGATGGTATCATCAACGGTGCTAGTCTCTGGGAAGAGGTTAACAAGCCAGTAGAGAAGGCCGCAGTGCAATACCCGTGGGCTGAGTTGAACAAGCTAACCTATGGCATCAGGGAGGCTGAGTTAGTCACCATCACGGCAGGTTCAGGACTAGGTAAGTCTCAGTTTGTGCGAGAGATAGTGTGGCATATTCTCAAGCATTCTGAGGAGAACATTGGTCTACTATTCCTAGAGGAGAATGCACGTAAGACTGCTCTATCGCTAATGTCTCTGGCGGCTAACAAGCCGTTGCATCTGCCAGATGTAGAGAGTACAGAAGAGGAGCGTTGGGAAGCATTTGAAACTACGATGGGTACTAACAGACTCTACCTATTTGACCACTTTGGTAGCACCAGTGTTGATAACATCATTGCACGTTGTCGCTACATGGCTAAGGCGTTAGACACAAAGTTTCTGTTTCTAGACCACGTTAGCATTGTTGTGTCAGCGCAGAGCAACGGTGATGAACGCAAGGCTCTTGATGAAATCTGCACCAAGCTGAGAATGCTAGTGCAAGAGACAGGCATAACATTGTTTATGGTTAGTCACCTCAAGCGGCCAGACGGCAAAGGCCATGAGGAAGGTGCTGTTAGCAGTCTATCGCAACTCAGAGGCTCTGCATCCATTGCACAGCTATCTGATATGGTGATAGGGCTAGAGAGGAATGGTCAGGCTGATGACCCTGTAGAGAGAAATACAACCCATGTCAGGGTGCTAAAGAATCGCTTCTGTGGCACTACAGGCAAGGCAGGTGGGTTGCTATTTGACCAGACTACAGGTAGAATGACTGAAATTAAAGAGGAAGGTCTATAATGAGATGCATAGCGTGTAACAAGGCTTTATCGGACTTTGAGTCCACTAGGAAATCTGCAATCAGCGGAGAGTATTTAGATATGTGCAATGACTGCTACTTTTACACTGACGACATTGACACTATCGACAGAGAAGACTTACGATCAGAAGCAGACACAGTAATGGAGAGTCAAGAATATGAGCAAGATTGGCAGTTGGATAAGTGAGACACAAGAGAGCAAGGCTCAACTAGCGTACATAAATCCGTACAACAGACACAGCAACAAAGACACCACAGCGAGGCAATACTATGTTGATTACGTTGGACATAGAAACAAATACCAGTCACGACAACATCTGGGTAGTGGTTACTCAGGACGTTGACACTGGCGAGGTGCTAGAGCATTACAACTCTTACACCCTAGAGCCTGTGCTGCTCAACTGTGAAGGCGTTATAGGCCACAACATCATAGGCTTTGATGCGCCAGTGCTAGAGAGAGTGTGGGGAATACACATTCCAGTAGACATTCTAATAGACACTCTAGTACTCAGCAGACTATACAACCCTTCTCTGGAAGGCGGTCATAGCCTAGACTCTTGGGGCAAACGCTTTGGCGATCCTAAGATAGACTTTGATGATTATAACGGTGGACTAACACCAGAGATGGTGAACTACTGCATACAAGATGTAGCACTAACAACTAGGCTGTATAAACACTTAACTGATTCGCTGAAGCGGGAGGAATTTTCAGAGCAATGCGTAGATTTAGAAAGGAAGGTAGCTATCATTACGGCTCAACAGGAGCGCAACGGCTTCATGCTAGACGTAGAGCAAGCAACTTTGTTGTGGCAAGACATAACACACAAGATGAGGACGATAACAGCGGAGCTACAGAAAGTGTTTCCACCAATAGTGGAGGAGCGTTGGAGCGAGAAGACAGGGAAGCGTCTGAAGGACAAGGTGACAGAGTTTAACGTAGGCTCTCGCAAGCAGATAGCAGAACGCCTAGAAGGTGTAGGTGTGAAGTTTAAGCTACAGACTGAGAAAGGTGCTATCATCGTTAACGAGAAGGTGCTAGAAGGTATCGACATACCAGAAGCTAAGATGATATACGAGTACCTGATGCTACAGAAACGTGCCGCGCAGATAGATTCTTGGTTAACCCATGAGAAGGAAGGTAGGGTGCATGGTAGGGTTATCACCAACGGTGCTGTAACAGGCCGTATGACGCACCACAGCCCCAACCTAGCGCAAGTGCCATCAGTGTCTGCACCGTATGGCAGAGAGTGTCGTTCATTCTGGCGTGTACCTGAAGGACATAAACTCGTAGGCTGTGATGCCAGTGGCTTAGAACTACGTATGCTTGCACACTATATGCGTGACGAGAGATACACCAACGAGATACTAAGCGGTGACATCCACACAGCTAACATGAAGGCGGCAGGACTTACAGACCGCAACCAAGCCAAGACATTCATCTACGCATTCCTGTATGGTGCAGGAGCAGCCAAGATAGGGCAGATAGTAGGCGGTGGCTACAGAGAAGGACAACAGCTTATAGACTCGTTCCTACGCAACACACCCGCACTGGCTAAACTGCGTGAGAAGGTGGCTAAACACGCCACAGCAGGAACACTACCTGCACTAGATGGTAGACGCTTGCGTGTAAGAAGTGAACATGCGGCACTGAACACATTGCTACAGGGTGCAGGTGCTATAGTAATGAAACAGGCATTGGTGCTGTTAGCTGATCGTTTATCGACATACGATATACCGCACAAGCTAGTGGTGGCTAACGTGCATGACGAATTTCAGATAGAAGTACCAGAGAATTTTGCTGATGTAGTAGGCAAAGCGGCAGTAAGAGCAATCAAGAATGCAGGAGATGTGTTAGACCTGCGATGCCCACTTGATGCTGAGTACAATGTAGGAAACAATTGGGCTGAAACACATTGACAAATCCGTACCATTCGTGGTATAATATATGTAGATCAGTTGTGATCTAAAACAACCAAGAGGTAATTAGTATGAGTGAAGCAAAACCAGTAACAATCAACGCAGACATGATGTGGTCTAGTCTGACTGAAGTAAACCGTATGTCAGGTAAGTACCAAGTAGACTTAGCTAATCTATCCAAGGCAGCAGTAGAGGCACTGGAGATGATGGGCTTGAACGTAAGACGCAAGGATGGACAGGGCGACTTTATCACTGCAAAGTCTAGCCACCCTATCCGCATCTACGACACTGACGGTGCTGAGATCAAAGGCATCCTAGTAGGCAACGGTTCTAAAGCCAAAGCAGTAGTAAGCTACTACGATTGGAAGTCTCCTGCGGGTCAAGCGGGACGTAGCCCTACACTGCTCAAGCTAGTAGTCACTGACCTCATTCCCTATGGTGGCGGTGCTGACGTAGCTGAAGTGGACTTGGGCGAAGCGTTGTGATCTTAATTGATGCAGACATTCTAGTCTATCGCATAGGTTGGTCATGCAACGAGGAATCAGAGAAGACAGCCATCAGCACCATCGATGGCTTCATCTCCGACATCCTGTTACAGCTCAACGTAGACGAGGAAACAGACTACTATGTTCTGTATCTCACTGGCAAAGGAAACTTCCGCAAGGAATATGCCGTCACTGCTGAATACAAAGGAAACCGCAAAGATAAGGCAAAGCCAGTGCATATTCAGGCACTACGCCAACACCTTATCGACAAGTGGGCTGCTGTAGTTACTGAAGGAGAAGAGGCAGACGATGCCATAGCTATACAGGCAACAGCACACGGTGACAAGGCTATCATGGTTACGTTAGACAAGGACTTTGACCAGATACCAGGATGGCACTACAACTTTGTAAAGCAGGACAAGTACTATGTAAAGCCAGAGGACGGCTTACGCTTTTTCTACCGCCAGATACTGATGGGTGACAGGATTGATAACATCATAGGCATTCACGGTATTGGCGATAAGAAGTCAGAGAAGATATTGAAGGACTGTGTTACAGAGAAGGAATTCTATGACAAATGCGTAGAGATGTACGATGGTGACGAGGCCAGAGTGATAGAGAATGGTAGGATGCTCTGGCTAAGACGCTACGAAGGTGAGATATGGAGCTTCAATGAAGACAAGGAATAACGGTAGATGGACAGAAGCACGTTTTCGTTCCTTTATCGTCTCCGCACTCCGTCAGGCTCACGCTAAGTGGGGTGTAAAGCACGATGTTAAGTCAGCGGCTAGAGTAGCTAGGGGAGTTTACAAGTGTGCCAAATGCGGCAAAGGCTCTCCCGCTACACTACCACCGCTAGAAGGAAAGAAGCGTAGACGTAATAACGCAGCAGTAGACCACATAGATCCAGTAGTAGATCCAGAAGTAGGCTTTGTAGATTGGAACACCTACATTGAAAGAATGTTCATAGAAGCTGAAGGGTATCAAGTACTGTGTCACAAGTGCCACACTGCAAAGACTAACGCAGAACGTAAGAGGCGTAAAAAATGAGAGATTTAACTGTAGATTTATTGAATCATTTGTTTGAGTACGACAAAGAAACTGGTAACTTAATCTGGAAAAGAAAGTCTTCAAGAGGAATAAAAGTAGGCGATATTGCAGGTACTATAAAATCTCATGGTTATCTTTGTGTAGGAATAAACTATAACAGCTACAGAGCGCATAGGCTTATTTTTTTGATGCACAAAGGTTATTTACCTAAGACAATAGACCACATTAACGGAGACAAACTAGACAATAGAATAGAAAACTTGAGAGCAGCCACTGTTGGTCAAAACCAACACAACAGGAAAACGAACGCTAACAACACTAGCGGATATAAAGGAGTCAGTTGGAACAAAGCGCGTAAGAAATGGATAACAGGAATTAAACTAGAAGGAAAAAGAATACACTTAGGTTATTTCGACA